CAGCAGTTTAAATAATGAAGAGTTTTTATATCCTACAACCTCAACTCAAAGATTAGCAGTTGGATATACTACTAATCCAAGTGATAGAAGATTATATGTAAATGGTGATATGGAAGCAGACCTTATATTTTGCGACGAAATGAAAAATCAAAGTGGAGCAAACTTGGTTCAACAAAATGCTTCTGGTTACACTATGTTCGGACACGATGCGGGAGATATGTATTTAAAATGCGACGACCATTTATACTTACGACAAAATGGTAATACTACAAGTATGTTAATTAAAAATAATGGAGGGACTGCTTCAAGTGGGGCAAATCGTGCTACTGATGGATTATATTTGTATTTAGAATATTTTTGTGCTAATATTAGTTCTCATTTTAATCCTAATGGTGGAAGAGCAATTGGTTTCACAAGTTATTTAAGTGGTTCTTATCCAACAAGTAATTATCCGTGTATAGCAACTCAATATGCTAATCTTTATATATCAGTTGATAATGATAGTATGGTTAGTGGTGATAGAAGTGGTGCTTATTACGCTGCCTACTTTAACAGATATGGATTAAATGGTGGTAGTGACGGAAGATTGAAGAAAGATATAGAAACAATAACTAATGCTATGGATATTATAAGACAATTAAGAGGAGTGTATTTTGAGTGGAATGACAGACCACCAGAAGCAACCAGACAAACTGGTTTTATAGCACAAGAAGTAAATGAAGTTTTCCCAGAAATTGGAGATTATGATAGTGCTACTGATAAATGGGCGTTGAGATATGAGAAAATTGCTGGTCTATATGCCGAAGGATTTAAAGAATTAGATAAAGAAAATACTGAATTAAAAGAAAAAGTTTCAACATTAGAAACAGAATTATCAACATATAAATCTTTAATGGATAAATTAATTAATGCAAAAAGTTTTGCTGATTTTAAAAAACAAATAGCATAAAAAAAAATATATTAAATATATAATGGATAAAACAAAAAAAGGAAAAATGACTAAACCAAAAACTAAACCTATGTATAAACCAAAAAAAGATTTATCAATATTACAAAAAAGATTAATGAAAGAACATCAGAAACATCACACTAAAAAACATTTAGATGAAATGACTAAATTAATGAAAAAAGGTTTTTGTTTTCAACAAGCACACGATTTAACTATGAAAAAAGTTGGAAAATAAAATATTATATTATATTATATAATGGTATATACATACAAACAAAAGTTTAATAAAAAATATGGATTTAAATTGAATGAACCACATAGTCTAAAAGAAATTGCTGATATAACTGGATATAAATATAAAGGAATAAAAACTATATTTGAAAAAGGAGAGGGTGCTTTTGAAACTGCTGGTGCGTCAAGACCAAATATGAATAAACAACAATGGGCTTATGCTCGTGTATATGCTTCTGTAAATCCAGATAGTAAATCACATAAAATAGATAAAATACATTTAAAGAAGTAATAAATAATAAAATTATCTTTTAGTATTATATAAAATATGGCTAATGGTAATGGTAAAAAAAAGAATGGTAATGGAGGTAAAAAGACTAAACCAATTAAACCTCCCACAAGTAGAAAAGGTAAAAAAACAACAAGAAGAACTGAACCAATACAGAGTATAGCACCAGCAGACGGAAAAATAGCAAATAAATTGATTACTAATAAAAAATACAGAGATAGTGCTTTTTCTGGATTTTTAAAAGGTATTACTTTTGGATTATATAAACCTTAATAAAAAAAAAATAATATATTAATATATAAATGGAACTTTATAAACCTATCAAAAGTGAAAGGAAAAATAAAAAGTTTAAAGTATTAACTAAATCTGGTGTAATACATTTTGGAGATAGTAGATATGAAGATTTTACACAACATAAAGATAAAGAAAGACAAAAAAATTATTGTAAAAGAGCAAAAGGTATTAAAAATAAAAAAGGTGAATTAACTTATAAAGATAAAGATAATAGTGCTAATTATTGGTCTTATCATTTTTTATGGAAATGTAATTAAAATAAATATCTAATCAGATAATTAATAATGACTGGTGCAGAAATGGTTGCTTTGATTGCTGTAATAGGCACAACTCTATCTGGAATATTAACAACTCTATTTCATAGTAGGTGTAGTAAAATTAGATGTTGTGGTGATTGTATAAATTGCGATAGAGAAGTGATACACGATAGAAACGAACAAATAGTAGAACCTCATATAGCACAACAAGTAGTAATCCCTAATAGAAATGATGTTTAGAGAAATTAGGAAAATGGATTTTTAAAGGAATTGTTAAATTATATATTATCTTCAAAAAGACAAAATATAATTTAATTTATTTTTCGTTTAATTAATATTTTTTTTCTGATATAATAATATATAGTATAATGTGGAGAACGATTGATTATTTAGGAAAAGTATATAATAATAGATATTGGATTAATGAAGATGGATTAATCAAAAACAAACACGAAAGAATAATAAAATCCAGAGATAATGGTAATGGATATTTAATTACAGATTTATATTATGGTAATGGAAATAAAAAAACAATATTAGTTCATAGATTAGTAGCAGAAACATTTTGTATAAAAAAAAAAGATAATCATAATGAAATAGACCATATTGATAATAATAGACAAAACAATAATAAATATAATTTAAGATTTATAGATAAAAGTGGTAATAATAGAAATACTAATAGACCTAATGAAACTGGATATAGAGGTGTTAATAAATGTTTATCTGGTAAATATAAATCCTCAATAAGAATTAATGGAATTAAAACTCATTTAGGAGTTTTTGAAACCCCAGAAGAAGCAAGTGAAAAATATGAAGAACAATATAATCTATTAATGGAAGAATATTAAATTAAACTTTTAAATGAATTATATTTTTATTTAATTAAAAATCTAATTTTTTTTTTAATCTTTTTCAACTTTATCATCATCAATATCATTAATAACAATTTTATTAAATCTTTGATAATATCTTTCATTAGTTGGTTTATTATTTAATATTAATAGAAAACTATATTTATCTTTCCAAGCAATTTTTAAGACCTCATTTTGTTGTTCTTTATTTAAATCACTCATTAATTCATCTTTAATAGCATCTAATTCTCTTTTATTTTCAGTTCTGAAAACATATATAGAAGATGCATTAACCCTAAAAGTTAAGGGTAATTCATTATAGCGTTGGGACAAAATCCATACACTACATCCAGAACAACCTTCTCCTTCTGGATTAGTTAAAATATGTCTTCTATTTAATATACATTTAGACATAAAGGTGGATTTTTTAATGTCTTTTATAACATCATCTAATACAATTAAACAATTATTATTTTCTTCATCTTCTTTTTCAGTTTCTACAATCTGTTCCATTAAGGCATCACTATATTTATTAAATACTCTATCCTCATTTAGATTAAGTTTTGAAAGAGGCAAACTTGCTAAACTTGAAGAAATTAAATAGATTTTGTCAAAATACTTATAGAAAAAACGGGGTTCATTAGGTTTTTTCTTTGTTGGTCTGGAACATAACATAGCAAGAAATAATGATGATTTACCGCTTCCAGCACTTCCAACTATATAACTAAAACTATTCATTGCTTCTAATGGAGGTGCAACTTTATAAGCAACATTTGAAGTATTATCCACATTTTGAGATATTAATGGGATTTTATTTAATTTTTCATTATCTATAATTTTCATTATATATATAATGTTATAACATTTAATTTTGAAAATTATTTTCTTATAATAGAATATAAAAATGGCGAATGTTGAAAACTCACTTCCGATGTCTATGAGATATACAATTACTGGTGCTGATGCTATACCTTCACGCACAAGATTAAGCAGATTTGATGCTACTTCCTCCTCCTATAAAAGTAATTCAAATAATAAAATACTTATACCAGTCCAAAGCGATGGATTTTTAGATACTGCTAAATCATATTTATATTTAAAAGTTCAATCAGAACACACTTCTGCTGGTAACCACGGTGTTAAGTTTGATGGTAATGTTGCTTCTATTATTGATAAATTAGAGATTAGTATTGCTGGTTCTTCTGGTAAAGTTGAAACATTAGATAGATATAATGTATTTCATTTATACGACCAAGTATGGAACTCTGGTTTAGATGATATTGTTTATCAACAAGCGGTAAATGGTGGTTCAGCACCAGCAATAAACTGGGCGGCACAAGGTGCAACACTCCAAAAAGCAAACGGACACGGAGGAGTAAGTGATTTTAAAGTTTTAGCATTAAAACTTAAATCTGGTTTCCTTTCCTCCTATTTTAATAAAGCACTTCCACAAGGTCTTCCTCAATTCACAATAGAAATTACATTAGCAGATGGTGTTAAAGCATTTGTCGCACAAAATGCTGATGTTGCTAATAGTGTTTATAATGTAAGTGAAGCAAGATTTTACGCACCAGTCTATCAGATTATGGATGAAAATGTAATGGGTGCTTACACCAGACAAATTACATCATCTCCTACTATGTGGGTTTCACAATCTTTCTCTACAATCATTAATACAGTTGGTGCTACTTCTGCTAAACAAACTATGCAGTTAAATGCTTCATTCAGAAGTCTTAATGGTATGATTTCAATTATGAGAAAAAATGCTAATCAAAATAATGCTGATGATAATTGTTTAACTGCTTCTAATATTAGTGGTGTTGTATCCTATTTATACCGTATAGGAGGACAGCAATATCCTTCTGATAGTTTAGATATTAATAGCGTTGAAGCAACTGGTGCTGGTCTTAATATTTCTCGTGCTTATATGGAAGCCGCTAAAACATTAGCACCTCACGGACATACTCACGCAAAAGGAACAGCAGTATCACAAACTCGTTTCATAGAGGCTGATGCAACTGGTGATAATGTTGGTGCTGGTTCATTATGTATTAACTTAACCAGATTTACAGATGATAGATTAGTTAATCTTGGTCTTAATACTGCTGGTTCATCTGCTCCTTCTACATTAGAAATTGATTTCGGTTCTACTACACCAGACGCACAAGATTTAACAACCTTCTGTTTATATGACTGTGTATGGGTTATGAACCCTAATGGTTTAGTTGAACGCTCTTTCTAATTTAATTTAATTTAATTTAAAAAAACATTAATTTAAAAATAAAATGTTGTTATATATTATAATGGAAATCGTAGAACATATAGACGAAGTTGAAAAAGTTGAAAATAATATACAACAACCTTTCACCCCAGAAGAATTAATGGATGCTGATAAGTATGACCCTAATATTGATTATAGGAAAGAATTGCTAAAAAAATATGAAAATTATGAAGCACCAGATTATACTGGTGTAGATGATTTTGTAGAAGAAAAAGATAAAGTAGCATTAATAAGGTATTGTGATATTCTTGTAAAAAAAAACTTTCCTAATTTTCCATCTTCAATGGAAGAAATATTAGTAAAGAAAATGTATTATGATACAATTTTAAATATGAGTAAAGAAGATTATTTAGAAGAGAAAAGACAACAAAATAATTTATCAACAATAGATAAAGAATTACAAAAAATAAAAGATGAAGATAATATAGAATATGCAATTAATCAATTAAAAGAATAAAAAAAAAATCTTTGTATAAAATATAAGAAAATCAGAAAAAAAGCATTTAATCCTCCCTCCCATACATTTTTTTTTAATTATTTAATAACTTATAATTAAAAAAAAATATATTATCATATAATATAATAAAATGTCTAATGTGAAGATATTGAGATTAAATAACTGTGGTATTTCACGAATTACACAAGATGGAGACAAAAGTGGTTTTAAATATTTATTAGACCAAGATTTAATTAATAATGGGAGATGTTTAGTTGAAGTTATTAGTGGATGGTCGCAAATAACACAACAAACTTTAACTGGTGCTAATATAAGTGCAACAACAAGAATAGTTCCAAATAATATTCCACAATTAGTAATAAGAAGTAATATATTACAAGAAGGTGAAGATACTATTACTGGTGCTGGTGGTCTTATTTTAGGGACTATGTGCTTAACTAATTTAGATGCTGTATCTGGAACAAATAGTGCTTTATCTACTAATTCTGCTTCTTTTAACCAAAATGATAGTTTGTCTTTTATATGCGAACGGTTACCATCACAAATACATTTACAAAGATTATATTGGACTGATAATCCAGCAGACCCAACATCAATACCAGTATTACAACAAGCAAATAATATCTCTATACTTAACGCTCCTTTAATCCCCTTTGAAGTTGTATTGAAACTTACTTTTATAGATATGGAATGAAAACTGGATTTTTAAAGGAATTATTAAATTATATATTATCTCTGAAAATCCAAAAATCTCTAATCAAAAAAAATTATAAATAATTAAATATTTTTTTGTATTATATAATTATAATATGGAAGAATATTTAGAATTAGAATGGTTATTACAATTAGAAGAAGAAATACTATGGAACTTATCTTTTAATATTAGTATGGAAGATACTATAAAAGAAATGCATTTAACATCTGATGAAGAAAGAATACTTTTAGAATATTTAAATAGTTAATGCGATTTTTCACACGGATTTTTTTTCTATGTATATATTATAATAAAAAATGCCGATAAGAAAATATGAATGGGAAACCGAAGAAGAAAAAAAAGAAATCAGAAAAAAATATGATAGAGAACAAAAGTTTTATAAATATTGGAGAGATAAATATAAGATAATAGTTAAACCAGAACAAGTAGAAACATTTATGAAAAATAAAAGTTTAATAAAAAAAGCATTACCATTATTGGACTTTTTAAATAATTTAGAAATAATGGAAAATGAAAATCCAGAAATAGTTTCAAATCTCTAATCAAAAATATTTTTCAAAATCTCTAATCAAAAATAAAATTAATATATTAAGGATAATTAATTTTTAATATATTAGTCTTTTTTTTTTCAAAATCTCTAATCAAAAATATTAAGGATAATTTATTTTTGTAAAATCTCTAATCAAAAATATTTAGGAATAATTGAAAATATATAGAATATTTAATTTTTTGAATTAATAAATAATTAATTTCTTTTTTTAATGCGATTTTTTTGAAATTATTTTCTCTAACTATAATATATAAAAGATGAAAAACACCCAAACTCAAAAATCTCAAACGCCAGATAATTTTGTAGCATATAATTATATGTCTAACTCAAAAACAATTAGAGAAGGATTATTTAAAGTCCCTCTAATAACACCTAAATCTATTTTAACAGAAAAACATTTTAAATTACAAAAATTACCAGATATTCCACCAAAAAGATTATTAAATAATTCAGATAAAAAAGAAGGATATAATAATGTTTGTTTTAATGGTTTAACTTTTAAAAGACCTAAACAATATGATTATCAAAACGGTCAGTATCAGAAATATAAATATTTACCAGAAGAAAAAATGAAAAAACATACTGCATACTCTATTTTAACTGGTTCTAAAAATAATTTAGTTGTTTTAGATTTAGATTGTATGAAAGAAATATGGTTAGAACAAAAAAATAACCACCCATTTATAAAATATTATAATGGATTATATAATTTAGAACCAAATGAAAATTATTTAATTTCAATTGAAAATATAATTAAAAAAATAAATACTTATTCTGTAAAAACTCAAAGTGGAGGATTTCACTTATATTTTAAAACTGAAAATGCTGGTGCTTATCCTTCTACTGCTTCTAAAACATTAGAAGTTGATATTAGAGGAGAAGGTGGTTTAATAGTCGGTGCTTATTCAAGAATAATAGATTTAGAAGGAAACATAAGAGAATATAAACCTTTTACTGATATTGAAGTTAGTGAAATACCAGAAGCACATAGTAATTTTATTAATTGTGTATATGAAACAACAAAAGTATCAAAAAATAGAAAAGATAAAATAAATATGAAAAAATATCAAAATGTAAAAATAAATCCTAATTTATACAGTTTTTATGTTGATGATAAATTATTAGAAAAAATAGAAAGTAAATTACCATTATCTTTCTTTCAAGACCCTATGGAATATTTAAAATTAACTGCTTTTTATAAAAAAATAAACAGACAATCTGAATGGGATAATATAAGTAAAAAACATTCTGGTTATAATTACGCTAATAATATGAATATGTGGAATACTGCTGATACTGGAATAAATTGTGTTGAATATGTATTAAAAAAAATTGGAAAATTACATTATTTAAATTATATTAAATATAAAGATATTCTCCATAATAAAATTAAACCAGATTTAATTGTAAATAGTGAAGGTAAAAGAGGATTAAGTGAAGTATTAAATATTCAAAATAGCAGTAAAAATTATGTTATAAAATCTGGAACTGCTACTGGAAAAACTTATGCTATAAATGAATATATCCATAAACACGACCATAAACTATTATCTATTACTTCAAGAACAACATTAGCACAAGAACACCAGAGAGTATTTGGTGGTTGGTATGAAAAAACTGATACACCAGATTTAGCACATTATGATAATTATGTATTATATTCAGAACATAGAAATGAATGGTTAGGTCTTTTTGAAGGTGATAATTTAATAATTCAAATAGATAGTATTGAAAAAATTGCTGGATATGATTTTTCTGAATATGTTGTATATATAGATGAGTTAAATAGTGTTTTTGAATATTTAATGAGTTCTTCAACATTAGCATCAAGGAGAAAATCAGTATATAAAATAATAAATAGAATAATAAAAGAATGTAAGCAATTTATAGGAACTGATGCTGATATTTCAGATTTATGTATGTATTGGTTAAATCCAGAAAAATATATTACTGGATTATTACCAGAAGAATTACAAGATTTTATAACACAATCACCTAATATAAATTGTGAATATATACAAAATACTCATAAACATTATAAAGGTGTAAAAGCAACTGAATTATTTAGTTATGATGATTTAGTAAATGCTCTTATAAATAAAGATAAATATTTAATATGTTGTGATAGTGCAACAGAAGCAAGAAATCTTCGCAATAAATTACAAAAAGAAAATCCAGAAAAACACAAAAAATGTGTTGTTATTGATAGATTATATGGTGAAAATGAAGAATGTGATTTAGATAAAATAGACCAAGTTATTTTCAGTCCTAAAATCGTATATGGATTAGATAGTCAAATGAAAAGAGAAGTATTTTGTCTTTTTAAAGGTCATACTATACCAGCAAAATCTATGCTCCAACAAATAGCAAGATGTAGAAATCAAGAACATTTATATTATTATTTTATGGATAAAAAAGAAATATTAAAAGATTTTGAGTTTGATAATACTGGTGAAGTAGTAGATAAAGTAAAATATTTAGATAGATATATTAATTCATATTTTAAACAACAAATAGAAAGAGAAGAGATGGAAGCAATAGAATTAGAAAGACAAAGTTTTTATAATTACTTAATAGGTTTCTTTTTATATAATTTAGATGCTGATTGTAGTAATAAGTTCTTTCATTTTACTAATGGATTAAGAAGAATAGGATATGAAATAATATCTGGAATGAAAATGAGTTCTGATGTAGATAAAAAATTAGCAATAGAATTAAATGATTTAACAAAAGAAGAATTATTAATACATTTTAAAGAAAATAAATCAGAAGAATATTACCAAAGAATTAATGAAATACTTAAATTACCACAATTAGAAGATTATGATAAATATGTGGATATATTTATTAAACCAGAAAAATTACAGCAACATTTAAATTATTGTAATTTATATTTAAAAGATACAACATTAAAAGAATTAACAAATGAATATAAAGATAAAGAGTTTTGTGCTAATGTTTCATTAGGAGATACTAATAAAATAAATTGGATAAAAGATTTATGTAAATTAGTTAAAATGGAAGAAGGAAGTTTAAAACCATCTGTATCATTAGATAAAAAAGATGCAGATAAATATAAAAGTGAATATTTAAAATTATTCAGACATCAAGGAAATAAAAATAAATTAGATTATTCAGATAAATATAAATTAGGTGTTATATTAAAAACTGTTATGGATACTATGTGTGGAGATATTAAAAAAGACCCTTATGTAAGTCCATATAAACCAGTTAAGTTTAAAATAGGTAAAGGAACAGAAAGAAGACAAATAACATCTTATGAAATAGATTTACAAAGTGAAACACATAAATATCATAAGTCATTATTCTTATATAGAATAGATAAAAAGAAACCTCTTAAAAAAGCATTTAAGAACTTTCATAATAAAGCATTAATGAAAGATTTAATAAATAATATGAAATTAAATAAATTAGAAAATCCAAAAACTGAAAAAAAAATAGAACCAGAAGAAATAAAAGTAAATAAAAAACAAGTCTTATTATCATTTGATTAAATAATTAATAAGTTAATTCATATAATTTTTTTTTGTTATATAAAATTATATGAGTTCAACAACAGAATTATTAACAGATTTGTTGGATAATCTGTATGATGAAAAAGATAATTTTTCTAATGAGAATAAATATTTAATTATTTGCAATTTAATAAAAGATATTGGTTTATCGTGTAATAAAGATAATTATTATAATGATTTAGTAAATGAAAGAGATAATATTAATTTTTTAAGAGAAAGTAGAAAACAATTAATGAAAGAAAATAAAAAGTTAAAGAAAATGTTAAGTGAATAGATATTCTAATAAAGGTTGTGGTATAGCATACCTTTGAATTACATTTTTTGTTATTTCTCCTATTTGTCCTTCTGTTTTTTCTTTTTTACTATTTATTCCTACTCTACAAATATGTTTTTTTTTACATTCACATCTCACATTTTTTAAATCATTATTTGTTAATATTTTTGTGGGTTTTTTATATTCAAATCCAAATCTACAATAATCAACAATTACATAATGATTTAAAAAATCTTTATTTTCTATATATTTCCAAATAGCACTATATAATGGATTTTCTATGTAATATAATGAAGGTTTCAGATATTCAATTATTTCAATAGTTTTATTTATATATTTACTATGTTTTTTTCTTTCTTCTTCTAAATCTTTTTTATCTTTCCATTTACTACCTATTAAGCAGTATTGTAATTGACTGAATATCTTACATTCTGGTGAAGCCCAAATAATATCAAAATAACCTACTGGATATTGTTTATAATCAAAATCCATAATATCACAACAAATAGAAGGATTATATTTTTCATCAATATCTAATGAAATAACATTTACATTATGATTATCAGCATTTTCTATATGTATTTCAGACCAGTATTCTGATATTGAACCACCACCTTTAAATAATTCTAAAACATTCATTATTAATATAATATATAACAAGATTTTTTTTCTTATTATATAATATAAATGACTGAAAAATCAGAAGAGATAAGTTTAAGTTGGGGTCAATATTTTAATTTCACATCAGAAGAAATTGAAACTGCAACTCAAAATGTAATTATAATAAAAAATAAAATATTACAATTACACGAGAAATTAGAAAAATTAAAAAATCCAAATGAAGAAGATTTTAAAGAGAAAAAAAAAATAAAATCTCAAATTGATAGATTAGAAATGAGTAAAGAATGTATAAAATATTATTATAAATTAGAAATATTATTATAGTTAGAGAAAGTGGATTTTTGAAGCACATATATAATTTAACAATTGCTTTGAAAAGACAATTTATCTAAAACTTCAAATTAGCATAAGGGTCTGGGGGTTTTTGTGGTTGGTAAAAGGGTTCATTAACAACTTCTCTTACACTATCCTTTATGACTTGTTTTTGTGCTTCTTTTTTATATGTGTTCTTTTCTTCCCTTCTTTTTTTATTTGCTTCTAACATTCTCTTTGTTGCTTCTATTTGTGCTGGTGTTCTTGTTTTTGCACTTCTATTATCTATTTTACCATTTTTTCTTGTTTGTAATGTTTTACCTAATTCAATTTCTTTTTTTTCCTTTTCTTTTTGTAATTCCATTTTTTTTAATTCTCGTGATGTTATTTTAGGATTTTTTGCTTTTTCATATTCACCTTTATCATTCTGAACCATATATATAATCTTTTCCTTTGTAATAACTTGTTTTGCTAATTTTTCTTCTATTGGTTTCTTTGGTCTTCCTTTTGGTTTCTTTGGTTTTATTTCTTCTACTTCTACTTCTTTAATCTTATTTTTTTTCATTTTTTTTGATGGTTTATGCACTTTCATTACTTGTTTATCATTTACTTTTAATGTTTCTTCTTCTTGAACTACATAATCATATAATTCTTCTTCATCTAATACCTTTACTTTGGTCTGTTTTGGAGATTGGGGGTCTATGCTTTCATCACTACTGCTTCCACTATCACTCATTTTATATTATATATTTAGAAAATAATTCTGAATTAATGTTTTATAACATATTAATTTTATGTTATATACCATAAAAAAATATTTTTTAAAAAATAAATATTAAGTTTTACCCATTCTTTCTAAAACTGCATCAATTATTTTTCTTTTATTTTTGTGTTCTGTATCTGTTTCTACATTTTCATCTTCATCAATATTCTGATTATTTCTTACTATATTCATAGGTGTAAATGGTCTATTTCTTGCGTCAGCACCAGAACTAACACCTCTTGCTCTATTACCTATTTCTCTTGGATTAGTTTTTATTTTATTAATAGGATATACTAAAAATCCTATTGTAATTTCATAATTAATATCATTAAAATTAACTAAATTATTATTTTGGTCTGTTATTCTTAAATCTAATGCTTCTATATTATTATTTAATATGGTGTGTTGTCTGCTGTCGTTTTGATTTAAATATATAATAAATCCACTATTAACATCAATACTCACTTTTTGAATTGTCTGTGAAAATCCAGCACGAGTTGAAAATACCATATTAGTAGAAGCATTTGATTTTATAAATAAACTATGTATAGTTGCTAAATCTATAACATTTGGGCTTATAGTTGTTCCACCAGAAGTAATTACCTCATCACCACTTTCAGAAGACCACCCTAAAACTTTGTTTGCAGTAGAAGAACCCCAGTTAATAGTTTTAGTAGAACCAGAGGAATTAGTTAAGGTTATTTTCATAGTATATTTATCATAACTTGCATTGAATGGAAAAGACCCATCATTAGTAATTACTTTTACTAATTCTTCTATATCATAATTTTTTGAAGGTAATGTATATGTGCTATTTGTTTCATATACAATAGTATTATTTTTAGTATCAGCACTAACATTATAGAAACTATATGGTATTTCACCACTTAAAACTATTTGGTGTATTTCTTCTGTAAGAGGATTTATAGTTATTGGTTCTGCTAAATCTATGAATAAATGTGAGTTTAATAAACCTTCTCTTTCAGCATCTTTACTGCGTATATGGACTACAAATTGGCGTATTGGTTGAACTATCTGATTATCCATTATTTATATAATATTATACAACATTATAATTACAAAAAATATGTTATATAATAATATATAATGGCGACTGATGAAGAGTTTATAGATTATGAAACCAGACAACTTAATCAATTACAGCAAACATTTACACCTAATCAACAGAAACAATATGGTGAAGAAGTGGAATATATTAAATATCTATTAAATATTTTAAAAAATCAGAAAAAAAAACCACAAACTAAAAAACAAAAAGAAAAAGAAAAAAAAACAAAGGAAAAAATAAATCAAAGTTTAAGTAATTTGATTAATAATTTTACTTTAAAAAAAAATACTGATATAACCCACACAGAATTAACACCAGAAGAAATATTAGATGCAAAATTAACAAAAGTATCTAATAAATATTATAGGCAAGGTGGTATTGATAGTGATAATTATTTAGAACAAGAAGGAATAAAGGGGTGGAAATTAGATGAAGATTTAAGTAATGATAAAAATATTGTTGCTGTTAATGAAAAAACTGGTAAAGTTAAAGTTGCTTTTCGTGGAACTGATAGAGGTAATTTAGGTGATTTAGAAGCAGATGCTAAAATATATTTTGGTTCAGAACAAAACCACCCTCATTTTACAGAAGCAAGAGATATAATGAAAAAAACAATAGCAAAATATGGTAAATCAAATGTGGAAACGACTGGCTATTCATTAGGAGGCAATAAAAGTTGGTTAATGGGAAACGAGTTTGGTGTTAATTCATCTGGTTTTAATTCATTTATAGGAAAAAATATTGTAAATAGACCAGATACTTATAATGAAGGTATAGAACATAAAATTATAAGAACACAAGATGATTTACCATCACTTCAAACTGCTTATTTAAATAATAAATCTAATACAGAAATTAAAGTAGTTGAAACCAGAGGTGGAAATCAGAATGCTTTAAATCCTTATAAAGCACACGCAGATAGCAACTTTATTAGTAATGAAGGAAGAAGTGGAAATATGAATAATCAAGGTGCATTATCAGAAAAAATGAATAATTTAGCACAACACTCTGTGAAACACGGTGAATTAAGAACATTAGATGAAATGACTAAAATAAATAAAAAATATAAAGTTAAAAATAGTGGAACTGGGGAAGAAACATTTTTATCAGAAGCAGAATGGGAAGAAAGAGGTGATAGAATAGGGGGTCAATTAGATGAAGCATCAAGAATAAATCAATTAACAAGAGGTGATAGAATGGAAGCAAAACAAAAAGCAAGACAAGAAAGAGATATGGATTTTGAAACCAGAGGTGATGATTATGATTTTGGATTAAATCCAGATGAAGACATACCATTAATAAATAGAAATGACCCCAGATATAAAGCACAAAAACAACCTAATTATCAAAGTGAATTAGATAGACAAGCACGAGAATTACCAAAACCTCATACAGCAAAAAAACCCATACCAGCAGAATTAGCACAAGATTTACCATCACATACATCAGAAGGATTACCTATTGAGGGTTTTGACCCAGCATCATTAGATGATAGTAAAGCAAAAAGAAAAGCATTTGAAGATAAAGGAAAAATGGAACAATACAATAGAGATAAAGCAGAATTAGCACAATTAAATAATCAATTAAAAGATTTTGATGTAGATGATTTTAATAGAACTTCAAATGAAGCAATAGATACATTTAAAGGAACAAGTCAAGAAGCAAGAATAAGAGCAGAAACTATGAAAATAAATAGAGATTATGGAAGACAACAACAATTAATAGAACAATTAAAAACACCACCAGATGTAAGCACAACACCAACACAAGATGCTGAATTAAGTGATGTATTAGAGTTTGCAAGGGGATTAGCACCACCAAAAACAAGAGGAAGAAAAACAACATTATCAACAAAAACAAGAGCAGAAATGAAAGGTTTAAGAAATAAAACTAAACCACCATTAGAAAGACCTAATAGTAAATCAAGAGGTTTAGAGCAACAAACACAAAGATTAGAAAATGAAATTATGGAAGATACAAGACCACAAACACAACAAGCACAAACACAAGAAAATACATTTACAGAATGGGCTAATCAGAATAATGTTGAACCTACTAATAATAAAAAAACATTATGGGAAAAATCTGGTGGTAAATTAACAGAAGCAGAAAAACAAGGATATACTCCATCAGAAGAACAGACATTTAATGATACAGATGATGTAAATAATTTTGTTGAAGGTGATAGTCAAGAAAGACAAAAAATATTAGACGAACATTCACAAGCACAAAATAAAATGGAAAGTGAATTAAATGAATTAGATAATGCTGGTATTCGTGTTGGTGGAAAATCTTATGGAATGGAGGTTGCACGAGGAATACACCCTACTAATTTATTATTAGGATATTTAACTGGAAAAGCGGCAGAAGGTCTTATGAACCAATATGTTAATCCTTATATAGACCAACCAGAAGCAGTAAAAACTGCTGAAACTGGTGCTATTGCTGGTGGTCTTACTTCAACAATTTTAGGGAGTGCTTTTCTACCAGAAGTGGTTGCTGGTGCGGCTGGTTATGAAACACAAAAATACGCTACGGAAGGAATATATAAAGGATTAAAAAAATTAGGTGCAAGTGATGATGTTGCTGGTGTTACTGCGGCTACTGGTGGTGGTGCTTCTGCTGGTTTTGTTGCTGGTGCATTAGGTGCATTTGCGGCGGGAGCGGCTACTGGTGGAGAGGAGGGTGCTGTTGCTGGTATGGGTGTTGGTTCATTAGAAACTGGTGCTATTGGTGCTGGAATTGGTGGATTAATTGGTCTTGGTGGTTATGCGGCGGGAAAGATTTTCGGATAAATAAAAAAAAAATCTAATTATATATTATATGGAATATAAACTTAACACAAAATTAAGTAAAAGATTTTTAACTGGATTAGATAAGTTTAATTTAACTTATGAAGAATTAAGGAAAGAATGGTATTATATAGGAGGTGAGAAAGGAAATCATTTAACATATTTTAAAAGAAATTATGGTAATGAAGATTTACCAGAGCATCAAGATTATTGTATATGCGGACATAAGATTAAAAATAATTGTTTCATAAGTGATGGTGAATATGTATTATCTATTGGAGAAAGTTGTGTAAATAAGTTTGTCCCCACATTTAATAGAATATGTGAAGAATGTGGAATAAGACATAGGAATAGAAAAGATAATAAATGTAAAAAATGTAGAAGACGATTTACACGAATATATGATAAATGTATAGTTTGTTTTGATTAAATGGATTTTTAGAGATAATATATAATTAATTAATATCTTTGAAAATCCTTAAAAAGTGATTAAATTGGTTAAAAACTGGTTATTATACTGTATATATGAGTATAAAAACCATATAATTTAAATTATATCTGTTCTAAAAATGATAATAACAGTTATATTTCAGTTTAATTAACCATTATTTATTCAAATTAATCATTTTTTATGTTTTCTTTTATTTCATCTTCTATTTTTTCATTTTTTTTTTTTTCATCACCATTATTATATATATTATATGACTTCATTATGGTTGAGATACTTGTTCCTCTGGTGGATACTAATTCTTCAATCTTTTTAAAATCTTTCTTATCTAATAAATCAGCAATTAAGACTTTAAATATTTTTGCTTCTCCTAATTTATCAATACTCATATTTAATATTCTTTCATTAAAAGAACTTATTTTTAATTTATCTCCATTCTTCTTTCTAATCAGATATTCACCATCATTTAATTTTAAATCTTTTAATTCTTGAATAAATCTCTTGTCTGTAATTATAATAGATTTATTACCAAATGTTTTATCTGTCTTATAGTCGTTTATATCTAATTGGGCTTTGCTCTTACTATGTGTTAAATAATTTTCATCTTCTTTATCTTTTGGTATTTTTGATACGAACATTAAATTAACATCTTTATTTCTTAATCCGTGTTTTATAAATAAATAATTTATTATATATGATACTCCTTTTAAATTATTTAATTTTTCTACTAATATATCATAACTGGGTAAATCTTTTTTTGTTTCACTCATTTTTTCTTTTCTTATTTTTATTATATCATCTCTTAATGAGTTTCTAAACTTTATTAATTTATCTGTTTCATCTCCATTATGTCGTCTAACTAAAATAATCATATTCAGATATAATGCTTTTGTATTAGGATTTTTATATAAATCATTTAATTTTTTTATAATTGTTGTTTGTGTGGTTAATACATTAAATGGTAATGTATTTGATATTTGCAAATAAGTTTTTTGTGTTTGAGGTGAAACTTTATCTTTTACACTCTCAATAAAATCTAATAATAATTCAGTATTAGTTTTCTTTTTCGGCATTCTTATATTATAATACAAGAAAATAATTTTAAATTAATAATTAATTATTAAATATTAAATTGACTTTTTGAAGCAAATATATAATTTATCAATATCTTTAAAAATCCAAAAATAAAATCTCTGTAACTAATATATGAGTGGTATTGAGAAACTATCAGTAAATCAGTTAAAACAACTTATTAGAGATTATAAAAAAGGTAATTGTCCTCCTTATTCTAAATTAAGAAAATCAGAATTAGAAGAATTAGTAAAAAAATTAGGAATAAAAATTACATTAATACCTAAAAAACCAAAAGAACCTAAACCTAAAAAACCAAAAGAACCAAAACCAGAACCAAAACCAGAACCTAAACCACCAGAAATTATAAAACCAAAAGAAGAAGAGTTTAAAGGTTTAGATAAATTAAGTGGAATAACACCAGAAGATTTTAATAATTTTAATGAAATAGACCATATAGGTTGGTTTGGAAGAGCAAATTATGAAATGGCGATGTATGAATATATTTTATCTAAACATAATAACGATTGTATCCCCCTTATTATAGAAGATGGAAATAAAACTGCTTTATTAGGAATACGATTAGAGATGAAATATGGAAAAATAAAAATAATTGGAAATATTTATAATGATAGAGGATTTACCGAACTTAAACCAAATGATTTAATTATTACAGCAGTTGAAACTATGAAAAAAAAATGTGATAAAAGATTTGTAGCAATACCGTTAATTCTACCACAACATCTGAATATGTTAGTAATGGATATTAAAAATAATACTGTTGAAAGATTTGAACCACACGGAAGTGAATATGGTGGTAGTGTATCAGTAGCAAAAGGTGAAGAGTTTGATAAAAAAATAAATGAGAAACTAAAAGATATAATTGAAAAAGAATGGAATATGACTTACATATCACCAAGTGGTATATGTCCTTTTGAAAGTGGTTTTCAAGCAATAGAACAAACAAGTAAAAAATATAATAAAGTTTTAATAGATGAATATAATGATTATATAACTAATCAAGGTGGATTATGTGCTTTATGGTCTTATATTTATTTAGATTTAAGATTAAGTAATCCAAATAAAACAGCAAAAGAGATTTTTGATATATCATTAAAAGGTGGAAAAATAGAACCAGACTTATTAAAAAAATGGTCTGTTATTTATGCTAAAAAAGTTTTAACATCTTTATCAAAAAAAATCAGAGAATTAATAATAGAATATGCAAAAGGTTTAGGTGGTATTGATGAAAAACAAATGGAAGAATATTTAAAAATAGTAAATCCATTAAAGTTTTTACATTATTTAGCAAATAGTAAAGATGGTAAAATTAATTTAGCATATAAAGAAGGTGAAAAAAAAATAAAAATAGATAATCCGAAAGAACTTAAAAAGTTTGATTTATACCACAGTATTCATATACAAATAGCAAAAATGTTAATAAAAAAAATAAAGGATAATTCACTTGTAAAAATAAAAATAGACCCAGCAAAATAAATAAATTATAATTTAATTTTTCTTGGTTTTCTAATCATACTATCAGTTGTTAATTCATTTTTTTTTTCATCATATTTATAATTTAAACTTTTAATTTTTGATATTAATTCTGGTTTTTTTAATTTCCATACTGCTCCTACTTTACTATTAATATCTTTCTTTATTTTTGATAATCCTTTTTTTAATTTATTAGCACTAACATTTTCCATTATATATATTATTAATAAATATTTTTTTTTTATTATTAATTAGAACATAAATGTATTAGTAACCATTCTTCTTTGAGGATTAGAAAATGCATCATCATCACCTCTGGGCTCCCTATTTCGTGGTTTGTCTGCTTCGTGTTTTGCTTCCCAATCTGGTTCTGCTTTATCCATATATGGATAAAACTTATTAGCAATCATTTCTCTTTTTTTATTAGCAACTGGTTCATTCTGAACTTCAATAGCAAACTCTTCTCCGAATAATTGAGATAATGCTTGTCGCATACTATCATTAAATCTACCTACATTAGTATTAAAATATTGTTTAATTCTATTTCTTGCTCCTTCCTCACTATTTATAATAGGGTCTATTACTGGTGGTTGTAATGGTGGTGATGATGGACTTTGTAACCTACCTAATTCATTTCTCATATCATTAAATCTTACATTCATTTTATCTTCATATACAGTTGCTACAATTTTAACACTTGGTTTTATTGTATTAAATAAACCTTCTAAATCAGTTTGTAATCTATTTATTTTTTCATTTAATTCTCTTGCTTTAAGGTCATCAATAGGTTTTTTAGTTGCTTCTATTGATTGGATTTCTTGTCTTACTTTTTGTAATTTAGTTTCTATATTATAATATTTATCCATATATTTTTTATATTCTTTATTATCATCAGCATTTTTATATGGACTTTCACCACCTTGCATAATTCTATTTGCTATGTTAGGTAATTCATTACCACCAGTTATTTCAGAAAACTTTACACCTTCTTGTGTTAATAATTTTTTTGCTAAATCTTGTGGTCGCATATTTAAATCTTCTCCCATTTGTGTATGAACCATATTAACTATTTGATTTTGAGGATTTAATATATAAGCATTTAAGTTTCTTTCTAATCCATTAAACCATACTAAATAATCTGCTTTTACTTTATCTCTATCTTGGAATAAATCATTTTCTTTATCTAATGGTATATGATATACTCCATCCAGTAGTTCATTTCTACTTGTAATAAATGCTACATTTTCTAAATACATTCTAAATCTTCTATAAATGGGCTCCCAACCCTTTGGTGCTTCTACATCTACTCTTTTATCACCCACTTGTATTCCTTTATTCATAATTAAATCTCCTTCTTTTAAGGGTATTTCTGAACCAGGCACCGAAGGTTGAGAAGGTGATGGTTGAAAAGGAGCATATCCATCACCACCACCACTATCTATTCTATCTTGAATATCTTTTGCTATTTTATCTAATTCTTCTTTTGTTTTATCTGGTTGTTGAGGATTTGGTTGTGGAGGTCTTGGTTGTGGAGGTCTTGTTGGTTGTATATTACTATCCATTCTTGGTGGTAATGTTGGTAATTGCATTATACCACCACCTAATCTTATAGGTAATCCAGCAGATGAAGGTTGTTGAGATTGTTGTATTAATTCTTGTAATTTTGCTACTTTATTAACAACATCAGTAATATAATTTTGTATATCTTCATTAGTTTTTAAATCACCTTGATTAATAACTTTTATACCTATTTCTTCTGGTATTTTTATTTGAAGTTTTTGTGCTTGTTCTTGTAATCTATCATATTCTTCTAATCTTTGTTTTAATTGATTTAGTAATTCTTCTCTTTCTTTTTCTCTTTTTTTTACAGCAGATGATTTACCTTTTTTTTTCTTCTTAACTTTTCTTATTTCTGTATCTGGTGGAAATACTATCTGAACTACTTGTGTATTTTTATTAGAATTAGCATTTTGATTACCTCTTGATAATGGTTGCTTTACTTGTATAATATCTGGTTCTATCCTTTTAGATGATTTGTCTGGTTTGGTTCGTTCAACACTTTTAGATTTTTTTTTTGAACTCATTATATATATTATAATAAAATAAAATATTATTAATAATTATAAATGTATAATTCAGAAATGAAGACTAATAAAATTATTTTACCGAAATGTAAAGTTGAAAAAACACCCTACGATTTACCTAATCCAGAAGAAGAGAAAAAAGAGATAGAAAGAACTAAACCCTCTGTTGAAAGAAAAAAATTAAAAAGTGAAGAAAAATATAATCAGTTTGTTAAGAAATTATATAAAAAACAAAAAAAGAAAGATATAAAATAAAAAATTGGATTTTCAGAGATAATATATAATTCATTAATAACTTCAAAAATCCAAAATAAAATCTTCTATTATAGTATAATAAATGAGAAACTTAACTAATTCTAATGGAGATACAAATGTCTATGTGAATACCATTGATACTTTTGAGGGGACATTACCAGTAGTAGTAACGCAGTCAAGTCCTAATCAACCAGTAGATATAGCACTCAAAGGGATTAATGGTTTCGGGGGTGCTAATAAAATATTACAAATCAATCCTTCTAATAATGCATTAATTTGGGAAGACCAAAATTGGAAAAGGATTGCTTCTGCATATCTACAACCATCAGATATAACTGATATAGTATCAATACCACCAGATAGTTATATAAGATTTGATTGCGAACCCGTATCCGCACTGGGTTTTGAATTAAAACACGACCAAACTGGTAATTTTTTTGTTTTTAGAGAAAAGGATGGAACGCAAATATATAAATACACGCCGACGGGACAATTTAACGCATCTTCATTTGAGTTTGGAGAAAGTGATAATGAAAGAATTATTTTAAGTCAAAATAATTTACGACTTAATAATGGTGGTAATCTTTCTTTTCGTGAAGACGCTGTAAATGGGACAAATCAAATTAATCTAAAAGCACCCGCTGGTCTTGCTTCTTCTGCTACTATAACATTACCCTCCACTAACGGCACACTCGCATTAGTAGGTCAAGGAGGATTTATAACAAGTGTATCTTCTCCATTAGCAGTCAGTAGTAATAATTTAACATTAGGAACAGTCCCTACTACATTAGGAGGAACAAATATTACATCATACACAGCGGGAGATATGATTTATGCAAGTGCTACTAATACACTCGCAAAACTCGGTAAAGGAAATGCGGGTCAAGTATTAAAAATGAATAGTGGTGGAACAATACCAGAATGGGGTGCTGATAATGCTGAAAGTATAACTGTATCATTACCATTAGAAAGAACTGGTGATATTATAGCATTAAAAGGATTATCAACAATAGGAAGTGCTAATAAAATTATTAAGGTAAATAGTGGAGGAACTGCTTTGGAATATGCTGATGATAATAATACAGAATATACAGCACAATCTCCATTAACATTATCGGGAACAGAGTTTCAATTAACTACCGTGCCTATAAGTAAAGGTGGAACAAACTTAACAAGTTTTACTGCTGGTGATATGTTGTATTGTTCTGCTACTGATACATTAACTAAACTCGCAAAAGGAAATGCGGGAGATATATTAAGAATGAATGGAGTTGGAACAATCCCCGAATGGAGAACGATGTATGGAGCAACAAGTCCTATTACTTTAACTGGTGGAACTACCTTTGAATTAAGCACTGTTCCAGCAAATAAAGGTGGAACGGGTGTAACGGGATATAATAGTGGTGATATTTTATTTTGTAATGTAGTAAATACTTTAACAAAATTAAACATAGGTAGTTCGGGTCAAGTTTTGAAAGTTTCTTCTGCAACTTCATTACCAGCGTGGGAGGACGAAATAGACACTACTTATACAGCAACCTCACCACTATTTGTAGCGGGAACTAATTTTACATTATCAACTGTTCCTATTGGTAAAGGAGGCACGAATATAGTTTCTTATACGGAAGGTGACATTTTATATTGTTCTTCTTCTACGGGACAAGGAACATTAAGTAAATTACCTATTGGTTCTAATGGTGATTTTTTAAAAGTTAGTAGTGGTGTTCCAGTTTGGGGTAGTGATAATGATACAACTTATACCGCTCAATCTCCATTAACATTATCGGGGACAGAGTTTCAATTAGGAACAGTCCCATATAATAAAGGTGGAACTGGTTTAACAAGTTATACAGAGGGAGATTTACTTTATGCTTCTTCTGATAATGTATTAGCAAAATTAGCACACGGTTCGGCTGGTGACATTTTAAGAATGAATGGAACTGGAACTTTACCAGAGTGGAGAACTATGTATAGTGCAACTTCTCCCATAGTTTTAACGGGTGGATTAACCTTTGAATTAACCACTATCCCAGTAAGTAAAGGGGGGACGGGTTTTACGGGTTGTAATGCGGGAGATATGATTTTTTCTCTCGTTGCTAATACTTTAACAAAATTAAATATTGGTGCTACGGGACAAGTTCTTAAAGTTTCGGGTGGATTACCCGTTTGGTCTAATGAGGTAGATACAACTTATACTGGAACTGGTAATATTGATATAACTGGAACAACTATTAGTTTAACTGGAACAATACCACAAAGCAACGGTGGAACTGGTTTTAATACATACACAGTTGGAGATATTTTATATTGTGATACTACTAATACATTATCCAAACTACCAATAGGAACAGCGGGTCAATTATTATCAGTAGCAAGTGGAAAACCAGCGTGGGGAACTTTTACTGGTGGGACAAAATGGTCTGTTGGAAACAGCAGTTTAAATAATGAAGAGTTTTTATATCCTACAACCTCAACTCAAAGATTAGCAGTTGGATATACTACTAATCCAAGTGATAGAAGATTATATGTAAATGGTGATATGGAAGCAGACCT